CCTGTAGCAGTACCTGTTGTTAATATTGTTCTAACTTCCATACCACCTCTTGTAACTGACAAGCAAACTCCACCTATTGCACCTGCAAAGGTTACTGTTGTTTCACCGCCGATAGCAGTATATTGATACATTATCACATTTGAAGTTTCTATTACTACTGCACCACCTGGAGTAACTTGTGTTCCTGTTATATTATAAGCACCAGAGCCTTGTAATGACACGCTATATGTTGAGGCTGTTTCTACCCCTGCACTTAAACTAAGTGAGCTTAAATTGGCTGATCCTGTGAATATAGAGTATCCTAAAGTACCACTACCATCTCCATTATCATTATCCACTTGGAACTTGATTAATATAGGTTGTCTAGTCAACTGAAGGTTAGCTAAGAATAAGTAAGAATAGTCGCTTAAAGCAACAAAGCCATCAGCGTTGATAGACCATGAAGCTACGTCATTCTTAAACTCTTTAAACCATGCAGAACTTTGAGATGTTACTTCCTTTTGATTTACTGAAACCTCAAAAGAGCAGTTTGTAGCTGCTCCAAATGGGATTGTTGTAGGTATAGTTGTAATCGCTGAAGCATCATTAGAACCTTGTGTATAGAATGTCATTGTTTTAGTAGTAATCTGACTTGCTATCACTTGTATAACTATTCTTTCATTTGACAATAATGTTGCACCTGGAAACGCAAATGTTTGTGTGTATTGTTTAACTGCTAGTTGTGTAAAAAAGATAGAGTTTGTAGTTCCTATAGATGTCAATGTTGTACCATTGTATTTGTATATATGATAATAGAATCTAGGTGCTGACACCAAATCATCACTTATTGAAGCAAAAGCATTAAAAGTCCAAGTACCAGCAGGAATTGATAATGTTGGAACATCTGTAATAAATCCTGCAACTATACCATCTGAAGTTTTAGTAAAATTGGTAGCAGCTCCATTGCTGTCAAGTAAACCAAATTGTTTATAGCTTAAACCACTAATGGTGGTTACCGAAGTAGAACCATTAAAATAAAAGGTTGGGTTTGGGTTTGTATAGTACAATACTATGTTCGTTCCGTTTATTACTGATGCCATTATTTATATTTTATATTATCCATAAGTTTCTAAAATCTCTCCTGCTCCACTAATTCTGTAAGCTTGGAAGTAAGTGTCTGTTACTAATACCTTCCACCAAATATTAGCACCATTAAATCCTACATTTAACAAGTCATTTGTATAGAAGAAATCACCAATACTTGGCACTCCTATATCTTCAAGATATATCAAATTGCTTGTTAAAGGAGCTGCATAAGCTAATTCCTTAGTTAAATAACCATTTGATCTAAAGTGACCATAGCCTGTTTCAGCAGTTGATAATTTATTGCTATCATATATAGTAGTCATTGTTGTAGATACATTATTAGGGTTTACCTCTAGTAAAGTAGCTGCTATAACATCATTAGGCAAGTCTATAGTAGAATTACCAATTATATATCTCTTGTCGTTAACGCTTATTTGTGCAGGGTCGGTATCTATAGCCCTAATAGGCATAGCACCACTAAATCTACCTTCTGATGTTTGCATACCCATAAATGCAGCATCTAGATTTATTATGTTTTTATTTAAGCAGTTTGAGTATTGTTTTACAACTAACTCACTTAGGCTTCTATATATATCTATTGGGTATTCCTGTCTGTACCAATTTTTTAAGTTTAAACCAGCCGAATCACTTAAAAATCCCTTGTAGCTATACTTGCCATCATTTATGTCATTAAAGCCCATTGGTAGGTCTATTTCAAGCACATATTCATTATTGTTAGTAATGTAGCTTTCTGTTGTTAAGCTAATAAAAGTTGACTGTAAATCAATTTTAAAATTACTTACATCTGCACCTGCAATGGTAGATTTCCAATATGGAGCTGAATTGTCACATAAAATAAGTTCTACTACAAGCTGACCAGTTACAGGGCAAACAGGAGTTGTTACGTTTACATTAGCTTTTGGATCAGCAGGATTAAATGCCTCGAAATAATAGTGATCTCCTGTGTTAACCGCTTCTTTCCATGCTTTATTATTATCTAAGAAATATGATGGACCAGTTGCAGGATTAACTTGTATTTTTAATATAAACAATGCATCTGGACCACCAGCAGGTGTTCCTAGTCCCACAATATCAAATGATATATTAAAAGTATCACTTGAGTTAAGATTTGGCAGATTATTAGGTGATACTGAAACGTAAAAAGGATTAACTGTTAAATCATGGCTTAAAATAAAAGAATTATACTTTCTTTCAGGATAAGGCTTTACATAATTAGTACCACCATTTCTTACTTGTGTCCATCCAAAAGCATTGCTTACTGTTGGTGAAACATATTCATATATCTTTAAATCCCAGTTTGTAGCATAGTTAGTAGGGTTTTCAATAGTCTTGTTAAATCTAATTTTGTTATAACCTTTTCTAATTAACTTAAATTGACTATTATCTACAAAATATAATCCTGTATCATTTCCTGAATATCCTTCAATAATACCTTTTACATCAAATACGTCATTACCGCTTATTGTTCCATCACTATTATAAATAGTAACATAATAAGATTCTTGTGCAAACTGAGTTAAAGATAGTATATGCCAATTACCATTAGCCTGAAACAATCTTGCTCCAAAACTTTTAGTTATCATAGTTAAAATCTCTAAACAGTTTAGTGTTTCTTGTTTGTCATTAACTATTGTAGCATAATTTATATATGTTTGGTCTAATGGATCAGCATTTAAATTGCCTGTTCTATTAGTCATTCCTTCGGCATAAAAACTTATACCGCTTATAATATCATAATCTAGTGGGTATTCTAACTCTAATAAACAATCCTTTATAAAGGTCATTGCTTTTTGTACTTGTGTTAAGTATATAGTGTTAGGTAAGTTGTACTTAATTCTTTCTAGCATACCCAAGCCGTCTATGGCACTAAAAGACAGTTCTTTTCTACCTGTATTAAAAGAAAACTGAACATCATCACTTATAGACCATCCTTGAAAGTCTGTAACACCACCTGATACAACCTTAACAAAATACTTTCTGTCATTTAAAGTTGTAAAGTTTGGCATATTTTCTATATCATCAGTAACGTCAATTGATACATTTAATTGACAAACATAAATAGGCTCAAACGTATCATCACTATTAGGTATATATTCTAATTGTAAACTTGTAGCTTGATATTCTATTGTGCTGCCAACATATCCATCTTCGTAAAGATAAACTGCACTATTAACGTTACTTTTACTAGCTGTATTTATTATATATTTTACTGCGTATGCCATTACCCTCTTCTAATATTTAATGATGAATTAGACCTTTGCATAGCCAAAACTAAATCTTGACCTCTTAAAACAAACTGACCATTTCCACCACCTATCATGTCCTTTAATTTATCCAAAGGGGCTATAACCTCTGGATTGTTTTGAGCACCAGGATACTCCCCTACAAGACCCATAGTTGGTCCTGATACGATACCGCCATTAGCAAATGCTGTAGGGTTTACAGCTTGTTTATTAGTGACGTTTCTAATTGCAGTACCTAAAGCTATAGCAGCCACACCTGCAGCAATAGCTACAAGTGGATCAGGCGACGCAAAAGCTATTTGCATCATAGTACCATAAGACACAAGCATTTTACCAATATTAATTAAAGCATTAGCTAGTAACTTTTGGAAAGCATCAATGCCTTGAGTCGCATCTCCAGTCATTAAATTTCCTATGTGTTCCCCAAGTAAAGCGAACGAGTCAGCTAACAAACCGCTTATAGCATTACTGATATTTATTGAAACTTGATCCCAAGCTGAACCAAGACCTTCTAGTTTGCTTTCTAATTCACCAAAATATGATAATAAGTTTTGTAATGCAGTTGGATTTAATGCTCCAATAGCTAATGCAGCAGTTTCAGCCATTGCTTTCTTAATGGCATCTTGTTGTGCTGCAATATTTGTTCTGTTTATCCTTAACTCTGCAGCAAGTTTTGATTGAATGTTTTTAATCCTTTGGTCAGTAAAATACAGTTGAGTCTTATATACTTCTTCATCTTGCTTTTTCTTTATAGAAGCAAGTTCTTTATAAATATCAGCAGACCTTTTGGCGTAATCTATATCACTAATAATCTTTAAAGCGAACATGGAATCATAAGCAACTTGTTCCTCTTTTAGTATTATCTTTTGTTTTTCTAAGTCATCTAAAGCATATTTACTTTTTACATCATAAAAATCTTTAGTATATTGTAATAAGTTAAAAAACTTTTCCTTTTCTTGTTGTTTTTCTTCTTCTTTTTTAGGAGCTTTTGTCTTTGGTTCTTTAAAATCTAACATCAAAGACTTTTGGGTTGATTCTTCATACATCAAACCCAATCTAGTCAATTCCTTATCAATATTAGTAACACTTTTTTTAATAGTATTTTCCTCTTCTCTTATTCCAGCAACTTGAACATCAATTAAACCCTTTAAATGTTTTGAAGATTCAGTGTAACCCAAATCCTTCATTTTATTAACATAGTTAAGGGCTTTTTGTATTTTGCTAGTTTTTTGTAAAGCTAATTGATAAAGCTCTTCTTCTTTACTAAATTTTTCTGCTGAAAGTTGATTTATTTTACCAGCTATAGCAGTTGCTTTAGCTCTTTCTATTATTGCAATTTTTACATTATCTACCGCAGTTTTTACATTACCATTTAATATTGCTTCTTGACTTAAATTGCCAAAATATGCAGGGTATTCTTGTTGCAATGACTTAACAGCTTGCAATCTAGTATTCATTGATACGGCATTATTACTTGCAATGTTTGTTAAAGCTTGCATTTTGCTAATCTCTTCATTAGCACCACCCATTATACTTTTTACACTATCAGCATATTCTTTATTAGCTTTAGTTAAAGCATTTGTTGATTCTTTAGTTTTAAATAGACCAGCATCCCATGCAGTAAATAAAGCAATAATAGCTGAACCTACTAAATACAATGGTCCAGTCATA